TTCCCGCCGTTTTTGCCTTATGGCGGCGGCGGCGGATACCATGGTTTTCGCAATATTCACACAATGGCGGCGGCGGAAATAACCATGATTCTCGCAAATGTCATCTTTTGGCGGCGGCGGCATTAATCATGGTCGCCGCCATCGTTTTTAACGATTACGCCATCACGTAAAACATAACCGTAACGCTTAATCCAGTCCCTCACAGTCCTTTCCGAAACATCTTTACCGGACTTCGCGAACCATTCCACGACGTCTTTCACGGTCGGAGGTTCGCCGAAATTGCAATTCCGAACTGCGTCTTCGAACTGTTCTTCCTTGCTTCTGCGCTCTCTTTCGGCCGATTCCCGTCTCTTACCGGCCGCCTTTTGCCATGCCGGCAATTCTCCTTCCGGATGCAAGTCTTTCAGGCTACCCACGTCATCGACGCGGTGGATCGGGTACGAAAACCATATGTTCACTGGGTCAAATTTGGCATATTCCCGCAGCGTGCCTTCCACCCGCCATGCCGTACGCTTTCTCACGCTCTGGACGGCCTGCTTGACTTTCTCACGGGCTTCGGTCATCAAGCTGGGTATTGCCCTCTCTGCATGTTCTTCCATCGCCCTGGCGCTCAATTCGTCGTCCAGAGACACATGTTCTTCGTAATAGGCCGGATTGTATAAGGCAATGAGTTCCTTGTAAACCTCGCAGATCGCTTTGTTTTCTTCCTGTTTGAGCAGCGCATCGGTAATTTCGAGCTCCACAAAGTCTAGCAGCGCGTCCGGATCCCGGGCGAATACGCCGCTGCCGCTGGCCCGGTCCATTGACTTTTTGCCTCCCTGGGCGCCCTTGCTGTGGTGATGACAGTAGATCACGCTGGCGCCGAGTTCCGTGGCAATTTTGTCAAACTGATTCGTAAAGTGGGCCATCTGTTCTGCGCTGTTTTCGTCGCCGGTAAGCACTTTGTAGATTGGGTCAATAATGATAGCGATGTATCCCTTTTTGGCTGCCCGCCTGATCAGTTTCGGCGCCAGCTTGTCCATCGGTACGGTCTTCCCGCGGAGATTCCAGATGTCGATCTTGTCAACGTTTCGCGGCGGAAGTCCGAGCGCCCGGTACACGTCGCGGAACCGATGCAAGCAGCTGGCGCGGTCAAGCTCCAGGTTGACATAAAGCACTTTCCCTTTGGCACATTGCCATCCGAGCCATTTTGCCCCTTCTGCGATTGCGATGCAGAGCTCAATCAGGGCGAATGACTTTCCGGCTTTAGACGGCCCGGCAACCAGCATTTTGTGTCCTTGCCGCAACACTCCTTCGATCAGTGCCGGAGCAAGTGGAGGCAAATTGTCCCACGTCTCCGTCAAGTTCTCAGGGTTCGGAAGGTCGTCATTAACTCCCTCAATCCACTCGTACCATTCCGCCCAGGATGGTTTCCCGATGTTTACATCAACGATGAATTGCTTTTTCCCGTTCCGCATGACGCCTGGCATGCGGGACAGCCGGGACGGGTTGCGGTTCTGGCTGTCAATGGTCAGGCCATTTTTCTTGCAGACGTTGTAAAGATAGTCAACACGTTTCCGGTACTCTTCATAGTTGGCCGCCTCGATCCGGACGATGGCGTGGAGACTTTTCCCGCCGCTGTAGACGAGAACGGCGATTGGCAGCTCCAGCTCGCGCATGATAGCGTGCTGTTTCTCGATGTCCATGTCGTCGGATTCGACCAGCGCATACCGAAAATCAGTGACGTTTTCGTTCTTGACACCGCGGCCGTCCAGTGGGTTGAACCGAATCCATGCTCCGGCTTCCGGATTGTAGTCACCCAAAACCGCCCCGATGTCTCCGCCACACTGGCTGAGCGCCTGGATCAGCTCGCCGGCCGTACGATCATATGCTCCTTTGGTCGGTAACCATTTCCCGTCTTCGCCTTTCCACGATTCAGTCACATACCCAACGTGTTCATTGGCTTCAAAAAGTGTCTGCAGGTAGATGATCAGTTGCTGGACTGGGTTCCATTCAGCATCGGATGGCTCCCGGATTTCACGTCCTTCGATCCAATTGCGATCGACGATAACATAGTCGCCGGAAATCTCATCATCCCAGCCTAGCTCCCGATCCTCACGGCTGCCGCGCGGCAGCCATCCGCGTTCCTTGGCCATTTGCGTAATTGTGGCACCAGTGACCGGATTAGGAGCGCCGTCGAACGTCTCCCATTTCTTAAAGCACTCCCCGGGATGATAGCGCGCCGGATCGCGACGGCTCCATGCGTCCCAATCAGCTGCGGTATAGCCCTCATGTTTGAGGGCCATGCCGACGTTGATCCATTCCTGGTATGTTAAATCAGCCGGATCAATGTACTCCAGCAATGAAACCAAATTCAGCTTCGTTTCCGGCAAATGCCGTCACCTCCGGGCGGTACTCTTTTGGGTTGATATTGTTCGGCACACGCCACCCGTTTGCTGCAATGCGATCGATCAGTTTCCTGGCTGCATCAAACGACCAAGTACCGACGTGCTGAAATCCATACCGTTCCAGCAGTCGAATCTGTTTAGGCGTGGTTAGCCCTTCCCGCCGGCGTTTTTCGAGACGATCCAGCAGTTTCGCGGCCTTTCCTGCGTTCTCGATTTCATCCGGATAAATACCGTATTTCTCGAGGGCCTGCAGCTGCTTTTTGCTCGGCGGCGCCATTTCCCAGCCGAATGCCGGCACATAGTTTGCCAGATCCTCAGCCTGGATAGACATTTCAAACTGCAGCGGGTCTACCAGCGCACGCTTCCGTTTGCGCATTTCAGCAAGCTGTTTTGCCAGCGCTTCTTCACGTTGCGCAATAATGTCTGCGGACGCCTGCCGCTCAACCGTCTCTAAATCCACCGGCGCGCCTGCTTCTTCGATTCGTTTGGTCATGGCTTTGGCCACTTCTTCGTTCTCGGCAATGAGGTGCGCCGGGTGGCAGAGCTCATGGCGCTCTGTGTGCCAGAGGAAGTCCAGCAGCAGCAGTTCCGTTTTCCCAGGATAGAGCCTTGTGCCGCGGCCGACCATTTGGCTGTATAAACTGCGTACCTTCGTCGGTCGCAAAACGACCACACAATCCACGCTTGGGCAGTCCCAACCCTCAGTGAGCAGCATCGAATTGCAGAGCACGTTATATTTTCCTGCTTCGAAATCAGCCAGGATTTCCGCCCGGTCTTGTAATTCGCCGTTCACTTCCGCGGCGCGGAACCCGACTGAATTAAGGATTCGCGCGAACTTTTGACTTGTTTTGACCAACGGCAAGAAAACAACAATCTTTCGATCTCTTGCCACTTTCCACATTTCGGCGGCGATCTGTTCCAGATACGGATCCAGCGCCGTTCCAATATCGCCGGCCGCAAAATCTCCAGACTGTACCCGAACAGCAGACAAGTCAAGTTTCAGCGGGATGGTAAGTGCCTTGATGGGGCTGAGGTATCCCTCTTTTATCGCCCGCGGTAGTGTATATTCGTAGGCCAGCGATTCAAAATAGGCGCCGAGATTGCGCATGTCTCCGCGATCAGGCGTAGCCGTTACGCCCAACACATTTGCACCGTCAAAATACTGCAGCACGCGCTGATAACTGTCTGCCAGGCAATGATGCGCCTCATCGATGATCACAAAATCGAAATAATTGCGCGGAAATTGGTTAAGCCGTTTTTCGCGCATCAGCGTCTGAACGCTTCCCACGACGACCCGATACCAGCTTCCGATTGCGGTTTGCTCCGCTTTTTCAACGGCGCATTTCAGGCCAGTAGCTTTTTCCAGCTTGTCAGCGGCCTGATCAAGCAGCTCGCCGCGGTGGGCGAGGACGAGGCCGCGCTCGCCCATCCGCACGCGATCTTCGATCACTTTGCTGAACACGATCGTTTTGCCGCAGCCAGTGGGAAGTACCAACAACGTTCGTTTGATGCCGTTTGCCCATTCACGCTGAATTGCTTCCCGCGCTTCTTGTTGATATGGCCTCAGTTCCATGTCATCACCTTAGAAATGACCGCTGGTATAGTTCACGCCAGGACCCGGAAATGGCTGCCGATGCTGCGAATTTTGTTGGCCAGCATGTTTCAAATATTCCTCGTACGGATAAAACCGTTCGATCTGGTTGTTCACCAGTTCACGGCCATCCTTTGTGTATTTGTAATGACCGATCTTGCAGCGGCCTTTCGATCCGACAACTGTATTCCAATTCATGCGCAGTGGTTCGCCCTTTTTCTTCTGGCCGATTGCCGTGAAGAACGCGGACAGAAGTCCCTCCGTCTTCGTGTGCAGGAACAGATTGTGAAAGACGATTACATCTCCGTGTTCGGGGGAATGGATCGTGATTTCAAGCTTTGCCTGATTGCAAGGCGGCAGGTTTGCGCTTCCGTTGAATCTTGCGCGCTCAAATTTCGTGACCGTGAAATTGTAATCGCCGGGAGTGAGCAGGACATATCCTGCATCACCATCCCGTACGATTTCGTCGTCCCAGTTCAGTTCGCGCTCAATTTGTTGCATGTATCATCACTCCTGTTCGGATTAATTGAAAGGTACTTCTTTGCGCATTTCTTCGATCATTGCGAATACTTTTGGCCATGCAGCGACGAGCACGCCTTCGATGAATCCGGGATCGTAGTTGATGATTGGCGTGTCCGCCGGGTAATAACCGCGTTTTGCCACAACGTGCTGGATTTCCCACTCCGTCACCTGGTGCCGGATCATGAGATCACGCAGTGACGCCGGGATGTCCGGATTGATTTCGAACGGATCAGCTGCAGGCGTCGCGGCAGATTGTGCCGGCGCAGGTGCTGGATCTGCCGCTTGCGGCGATGTCGGTGCAGGAGCAGGCTCAGTTACAGACTGCATCGGCGTGGCATTGGACGCAGGAACGGTTTGCCCCTGTGGTGAAAACTGTGCTGGTGCCGCGGATGCTGGTGAACTCGAAAAAATATGTGCAATATGCGCATAATCGAGCGGCAGCTCATCCGGAAGACCATGCCGGTTTTTTGCGTCCCATGCCGGGTGGTGGGTCGTATACATGACGCGGGCGCCTCCCTGTGCCTTATGCTTCTTCCCGCTTTCGTCTGTAGCCACGGAAAATGTCTTGTAATTCAGGAACAGCACGATGTCCGCCCATTCCTTTACCAGCGCTGCTGTTCTGGATCCGGTTTTGGCACCTAGTTTCAGCTGATACCGGTCGTATGCACCCATCTCGTCCGGCTGCTCAAATTTGACAATCTGTGAATGAGCCGTCAGCACGACGTGGATTCCGGCTTCAATGACATCGCTGAGCATATTCAGAAAACGGCCGAATTCTTCAGACGCAAAAACATATCCTCTTCCGTAGCCAAAATCCTCAATGCCTTTTTTGTTGTGCTGAGCGCACACATGCTCGTTACAGAGCATTTCCGCCCAGTCGATCGTATCGATAACGAGCGTGCCGAAACGCGCCGGCCCCTGCTGCTTGACCCACTGTACTTCCTGTTTGAGCATTTCCCAGCTCGTCGGTTTCGGCAGGCGCTGCACATCCATTTCCGTGGTAGAACCTTCGGTATCAATAAAAACGGGGTTTGGGAACCGGGAAGCCAGCGAAGACTTCCCGATTCCTTCCGGACCATAAAGCACGACTTTTTTTGCTTTTTGAATCTTGCCGCTGATCACTTCGAACATCAGAATTCACCTGCTTTCCACATCGGTGTCGATTGTGGCGCCGGAATTGTTTGCTGTTCTGGCCACGTCGGACCAGGATCGATTTCTCCTTCCTGCTTCGGCTGTTGGAATGTGACACCTTCCTGCCCGACGACATACCCGTCCTCGATGATGATTGAGCACTCGTCCCCTGTGCTGACGCGCGTTGCGATGGCCTGAAGCCCTTCCTGCTCCAGCCACTTTCCGAATTCGCGCAACGTGTCCAAATCCATCTGCTCCAGTTTGTCGATGAGTACGAAACCGCATTGCGGCTTAAGCCGGCGGACTATCGACGTTGCAACAATGAGCTGGTCAGCGCCACTCATGTTGTCCCACTTCTGGCCGTTATAAATCAGCTCACCATCTTGCACAGACAAGCCAGGCAGTGGTAGATTTGCGTTATTCAGCAGATCAATTTTTGCTTTGCGAACGGCCTCGATTTCGCTGGTGAGTGCTTCATATTGCCGGCGGTATTCCCTGGCTTCTTCTTCCGCCTTTTCCTTGTCCAGATTGGCGCGCACTTTGCGGTTGATCTCGTCAATATCAGCGATGCTTTTTTCCAGCTCAGCGGTCGATTCATCAACGAGATCTTGCGCGTCTCGCTGAGCGATGGCCAGATCCTGCTGCAGTTGGTTGTATTTCTCTTGTGCAGCATTTAGCATGGCCATGAGCCGTGCCACCTCTTTGGCCGCTTGTTCGCACTCTGCCTGGATCTGCTGCGCGCGGAGACGTTTCCGCTGGTTCTCACCGTTGCGGGCGAGGATTTCTTGCTGCTGTCGGATCAACTCGGAGGCAGACACAGGCTCTTTCGGAGCGTCAGGATAATATGGCTGTTCACGTGCAAATTTTTCCTTCTGATCGGCGATCTGGCCGATGGCATGACGTTTGTTATATAGTTCCTGCTCTTTCCGCTCGAGCTCATGCAGCTGGTCACCGACGCCGATAATGCGCAGCAGGATGTTGGCCTTTTCTTTGTTGTTTGCGTTGAGAAATTTCGGAAGATCAATGGCCAGTTCTTCCACAAAGCTATCGAGCAGTTGCTGGCCGTGTTTCTGGCCGTTCGGATCGATGACCTTGAGGTCGCTGTTTTTGCCTTTGCGTTCGACCACAAGGCCGTTGGAAAGCACAACATGGAGATACGGAGGGGTTACAGACCCTTCGCGCGTAGGTTCTGACGGGCGGTATTTGTTACCGCCAAGTGCCCACGCAATCGCGTCCAGAACGCTGGTTTTGCCCTGCCGGTTCTTTCCGCCGACGATCGTCAATCCCGTTGGCGTCGGTTCGATTTTCACGGCCTTGACACGCTTTACGTTTTCAATTTCCAACTTTGTGATGGTTACAGATTCGCTCATCTCTTTTCACCTCATGTAATCCTTTGGATTGCTCGGCGCCGCAAAATTTCCGCGACATCACGTTCAGCGATAATCAGAATCTCTTTACCATTCCTGTCTTTCACCTTTACATGGCACCGGGCAATCCCCCAGGTATCGATAACCTCAACAATCTGCCCATTTTTGAGGCGTATTTCGTCACCTTTCAAGAGAATCATGGCATGTGATAAAATAGTCATAATAGATCGCTTCTTAAGGTCCGTATCTCGTTGGGGGCGAGATACGGACCCTATTTTTTATCAGGCGATGATGGTCACCTGTCCGACCGAAATTTCTTCACTCAGTTGCTCGATCAGATAATCCCTTATCGCGTGGATTGCCTGCAGCTTCCAGGCGCCGCCGTCGGCCTCGAACAGCGCGGCCGCAGGCCCGTAACGCATCCGGAACACAAACTCGCTTTCGGGCTGGACGATCTCAACAAACGTTCGATAAGGCTTCAGCCGCACCGGATTCGGCACGATCACGTTTTCGACCGTCGCCACGCCGGTCTTGGCCGTCACCTGTTGCGTCACGCCGTCGTCGCCAACCGTGGTGACATTTTCTTCTTTGATGTTGCCGACGACTTTGAGCAATTGCGCTCTGTCGTCGTTGGCAACGAAACACGACTGCAGCAGGATGATAAATTCTTCCGGATCAAGGAACCTCCCGAACGGGATCGACGGCAACATGGCTTTAGCCTGCAGGAAATGGTCGCGGTTTTTGTTTCCGTTAAACGTGCTGTAGACGTTGACTTCGGTCGGGCTGGCGACGTGAACGATAACAGGGTTAAGATCGTCATAATTGGATTTCAGATAATCGACCAGGCCGGTCAGGTTGTGGACGACCAGAGGATCGGCCGTCGGTTCAGGTATCACGTGCAGCGGCTGGCTGCTGTATTTTTGACCATCGAGGTCGTAACAAGCTGGCTCAATCTTCTTCACAAACCATTCGGCGAATTCTTTCAGCACAGATTTTCAAACCTCCATCAGCGGAATTTCACGATTTTTCCGGAATCTTCTTGCGGCACCGGCTCGCCCTTGTGATCCGTGATTTCGCCGTCGTCGCTAAGGCGCAGCTGATTCTTGCGCGCCCCTGGCGCCAGCTCGTCGATGACCACTTTGCCGCTCCGGTCCCTGTCAACGATAAAGTTGGTCGGGATGCCGTTCGCCGGCGCGAGCGAGGATTTTACATCGATTACCGATTGCACCACCTCGCGGTTTTCATCTGGCTTTAGCGCGATCGTCACAGTCACTTTGCGGATGGCTGTGGCCTTGGTGTTCGGGTCGGCAATGTTTGCGGCCACTCTTTCCAGCTCGATGTTGATGCGCTCCATCAGCGCGCCGCCGGCTAATTCGTTCAGGCTGATCCTGGGCATGAGCATTCACCTCCTTTCAAGCGTTTCAATTCCCGTTCCAACTCCGCGACCCTCGCCTCCGCTGCCAGCGCCCGCCGGATCGCGTGCGGCCAGCCTTCGCGGGCTTCGGCGATAAATCGCGCGTCTGAATCAGTCAAGCAATCCGCAATCATAGAGTGGTTGGCGCGTACTTCTCGCCAAAGGTCATGCTCCTTATGATCCATCCACGGTCCCGGCGTCGCCGCCTCGCAGATCGCGAGGTCGGCTTCCAGGTCGCGGACTTGAGTAGCGATCGACATCGATATGCCCTCCTTATTTGGTGATGTAACGTTCCTCCAGGACGGCCGCAGCCTCATCGTGGAACTGCTTCCGCGCTTCGAAAATCTTCGTGGCCAATATGCGGTTCATGCGCGCCCGCGTCTCATCGTGGCAGCGATTTGCCTGGTCGAGCAGCGCGCTGCCGATGATGGCGGCCTCCTGGCCGTCGATTTCGAGGGTGATTTTGGGCTTGAGCTCCATACTTCCCTCCTCCGCCCCACCTGTGGTATGATGGGGCTGAATACTGTTTTACTCGTCCACCGTTGCCGCGGTGGATTTTTCTTTTTTGAACGGATCATCGACCATGAACTTGTCTCGCCAGGTCAGCTCTTCGTAATTGGCTCGGCAAATATCGCAGTCGTGCCCGACGATGACCGCTTTTTCTGCACCCGAATAAACACCGGCCAACGTGTCGCCGAGCTGAGTACCACAGCGGGCGCAGTAGTAATACCAGAAGCCATACGTCTGAATCCGACTGTGACCGATCAAGCTGCAGACGATTCCCGGCAACTGCGGATCATCTTCCGACAGTCCGAGCGCTGCGATCTTCTCCCACAGTTCCTGTTCCGTTTGGATTCGTGCGGTCATTGCTCCTGTTCACCTCCTTTCAAGGCTAGGCCACGTAGGATTCCCACGCGCCCGACCTCACCAGCTGCACATACCGCTCAAACGTCACCCCGTACCGCTCCCTGATCCGGAGCGCTACGAACAGCCGGCCGAGCCGGTCCACCGGGTCCTCGGGGTGGGCGTAGCCGTCGTCTTCGCGGCACGGACGGGGATTATTCCGGTCGTTCATGGCATCACTTCCTCGCAAACATTGCCCGTTTTGGCAACCACCGGGCAATTTCGACCGGCGCATGCCCTCGCCAGCCGCATCCCGGGCAGTGCACTTCGTACATGCCCGCTGTCTGTCCTTCCAGGCTCCGCATCAGGCGGCCGTAGAACGTCGTGAGGTATGCCTGGTCGCCGCACTTCGGGCATCTGTCGTCGAGAACGTTCAGACGCCACGGGTAAAGCAGGACGTTCTCCATGTGCCGGCGGATGTCGGCCGGGTATGCGCGGAGCCAGGTTTCCACGTGCCTCCGGATCTTCTGCTCACTCGCACCGTTCTGGCGGAATCGGTCGATCGTTTTCCGCATCGCGTCGAGGGTCGTTTGTTGCTGGGCTGTGAGCGTCACCAATCTGAACCGCTCCTTTCCAAGGTGATTTCGTAATACTCCGGCGTGCATTCCGGATCGAGCAGGATGTCGTAGGTCTCCTCCAGCGCCGCGATCTGCACGGCCAACGGGATGTGCTGGTCGTTTCGCGCGTAGCGGAGGTCTTCCTTCGCTTCCCGGAGCAGAGCCAGGGCCTGCTGAATCTTCCGCGCGGCGGATTGGACCCGGTTCATGGGATCACCTCCTCCGGCTCCATCCCCCGCGCCGGCCGGTACGACCGGGCTACCGCGTCCGGTTCTCCGGCCTTCACCCGTTCCAACCGGGCGCGGTACCGTTCATACTGCCGGCGGGACCAGCGGGCGATGTGCGAGCGGCGTTCGAGCAGGGCGCGCTGTTCGACGTCGAGGAAAAAGAGGCAGATAGCGAGCAGCTGGTTGGTGGTCATCCGGTTTTCACATCCTTCCAGTAATGTTGGTAGGAACGCAAATTTTGCTGTAAAATTGTGGTGAGTGTCGCTTTTTGCCCCGTCGCGAAGTGATTCGCGAACGAGAATCGGGTGAATTCAAGGGAAACCTAAGTCTCCCGGAGATATGGTGACCTTGAGCCAAGCCGGAGGAAGATCGCTTTGTGTACTCCGGAAGGTGCAACGCATAGGCGGTGAGGACGATCACCAATAACCCGCCCACGAGCGCCCGACATCCCACGCGGATGATGACGTATGCTGAACTGCAAGGAAACTTGCAGAAGCGCCGGATAAAAAGCCAGCGCGATAACACATTTGGATGTCCCGATTCCGAGAGGAACCGCTAAAGTCCTGTCGTTGGTCAATGGCGCAAACGCCATGAACAAGTTGGCAGAACAAGCACTCGGAGCTACTAAACTTGCATTCAAGTTTGCCGATGGCCCAATCATCGGCAACGCCTTGAATCGAGGTGAACAAGCGGCACTCACTCATTTCCCTCGAAGCGG